CTGTAACTTACAATGTTCGTTTTGTAATAGAAATGAAGTTATAGGAGCATTACAGCATATGCCAGTTTCTAAATTTAAAGATATGTTAGAACGTATTAAACATCACCCTATAAATGAAGCTAAGCTTATGGGTATGGGTGAACCGATGCTTCATCCTCAATTTGATGAAATATGTAAGACTTTTAAAGATTTTTTTCCTGATGCTTTTCTTATAGTAGCTACTAACTGTCAGTATCCCATAAGACCTAATACAAAAATGGGAGATAAGTTTGAAAGGTGCATGAAGTATATTGATCTTCTTTATTTTAGTATCGATGGATATAAAGAATCTTACGAAAGAGATAGATCTCCTGCAAAATGGCCTAAATTAATATCTTTTTTAGAAGATTTTAAAAATATGGATCGTGATAAATGCAGAGTTACCTGTAATTATGTTGTTAACCCAGCTAACGTTTATGATATACCTATTATAAATGATGAAATAGTAAAAGTATATGATTTAGAGGAATTAAGATTAAATATAGCTCAAGATTGGTCGGAAGATAAATCTATGCCTGGTGGATATACTCAAAAAGATATAAAGTACCTTAAGGCTAACTGGCGAGAGAATATCAAAGGAAAAGACAAATGGAATTTTCCTGACTGTTTTTGGGTACAAAATGGAATATATACAACAGTAGAAGGGAATGTAAAAATGTGCTGCTTAAACACAGGTGCAGAACCTTTTGGTAACCTATTTGAAAATTCTATAGAAGAAATCAGGACGTCAAAAGATTATACTGCAGTAAGAGAAGGATGTAGTACAAATAATCCTACATCTCACTGTAAAAACTGTTCATATAAAGAACTTACTCCTATGTTAAGCTTAATTAGAGATTAAATGAAAAAAATAAAGTTTTTAAGAAATCAAGAAAAAGTTTTAGTAGTTAGTGGTTGTTCACATACTCAAGGTACTGCATATGTAAAAAAAATTAATGAACCTATCATGCAAGGTAAAGCTAAGTATTATGAATTAGCTAGTGATCAATTAAAAAAGAAGTATAAAAAAGAACTCATCTCAGCAAAAAACCTAGCCGAAGAATTAACCTGGGGAGGCATGTTAGCAAAATTACTTAGGACAGATAAGTTTTTTAATTTAGGTTTTGGAGGCTATGGTATAGAAAGTGTTATTAGAGGAATTAGAAACTACTGTTATAAAACCGAAGATATTAGTAATCATTTATTTGTAATACAAATACCCAGTTCTATAAGAAAAGAGCAAATATACATTGATGAAAGAAATGATGTGTCTAAACAGTTTATTACACATATTGCAAAAGGAGCAGCAGGAGACCCATGGGGATTTGTACCTCCTAACCCGGTTGTTGTTGAGTTATTAACTAAGTACTACGACATACATGTTTCAGAAGCAGAGTTAATGATAGAGTTACATGCTTTACAGAAATACTTAGAAGCGAGAAAAGCACATGTAAGAATGTTTGTTCACCCGTTTATGCAGTTAGCTATTAATGATACTATGTTAGCAAAAAAATATGAAAAGTCTATTGATGATTGGATTAATGTAGGATTATATAACGAATTACATCATCCTTTAAAATACGAAGATTTAATAAATGATATAAATTTAATTGATACTTCGGAATTGCCAGAATTTAGAAATAAGTATATGGCAGATCCTAAAAAATGGACATTATCAACTGACGGTACTTTACCGGGTGATGATCATTATAATGAAGAAGGTAATTATGCTCTAGCTCAATGTGTTAAAGCAGCTTTAAATACTAAGCTTCCTAAAGTAGAACTTGTTGAAAGAATAGAAATGATTAATGATAAAGGAGAAAAAGAATTAAAAACGTTAATTTAATGAAAAACTATCTTAAAAAAGTAGTTCGAAAGGAAACCATAGAAGATAAAACTAAATTTAAAGCAGTTTTATCTCAGAACGAAAGAAACTATAAACTACCAGATAGTTTTTTTGAGTCTTTTATTAAAACTATAAATCAAAAAGATATATTTTTTTACCCTAGTACTACTAGATTGAAACAAAAATTATCTAAATACCTAAATATAGAAACTAATAATATTTTACTTACCCCTGGATCTGATATTGGTATAAAAACTATTTTCGAAACTTTTAATTTAAAAGACAATAATATTATTAGTTCTAATTATGCTTTTCCTATGTATAGTGTGTACGCTGATCTTTATGAAACCTCATTACAAAAGATTAGATACTCGAAAAATGGTTTCAATATAAGAAAGATCTTAGATAAAATTAATAATAACACACAGTTTATCATACTGGCTAACCCTAACTCTCCTTTAGGTGACTATTATACATTTACCGAGATAAAAAAACTGTTAAATACAGGAATTCACGTTATTATAGATGAAGCATATATAGAGCTGACTGATAAAAAAAGTTTAGTTGATAAAATATATGAATATAAAAATTTAACTATACTAAGAACTTTTTCTAAAGGGTATGGAGCTGCAGGTTGTAGAGTAGGTTATTTAGTTAGTCATGAAAATAATATAGAAATGTACGGTAAGTTCAAATTTATGTATGAACTTTCCGGAATATCTATAAAGTATTGTGAATTTATCTTAGATAATATTAATTATTTTAATAGGTATATTGAAAAAACTTTGCTTGGTAAAAAAAAGACAGTAAAAAAATTAAATGAAAAAGGATTAAAATTAATTGATACATCATCGTCATGGTTTTTTCTTAAACATACTCAAGATATAGAAAATATTTTTAAAAAAAATTTAGTTTCTTTTAGAACTATAAAACATCCCTCAGATAATAGTACCTATATCAAGCTTAATTACGATTTAGTTTTAAAAAATAATAACTTAATAAACGATCTGTTGAATGTACAGCTTAACTGATGAATCTATAAAGGTTATTAACGATAATTTAGAACGTAATTATCTTTTTCACATCAACAGTTTTCCAATAGAAGCTGCACTGCAAGATGGAGGTTGTATAGAAAAAGAAATAGCTAGTTTAAGCGGACAATGGTTATACGACAGATATGGTTTTTTCAGTACGTTTGAAAATTATAATACATTTCATAAAAGATTAACTGAGTTCACTGATCATGGTGATTACCTTAAAACATTAAGACAAAGGATAAATATTATTCATGAAATGATTAAATGTGACATGAATAGCAATTTACCAGTTCATATTAGTGTAATGAATAGAACCGATAAAAAAGTAACACTAGATTTACAAGATAGAAAACTGTTAAATAATTTTAGTTTTATTGCTCATCCAGGTCAAACTAGAGTACAAGGTAGTATTTTTTTAAGAGATCCTTTAAAAAATGTTATTCTTTACATTTCGAAAAAGAATATGCAAACTATTGATATAAAAAAAGATAGTTATATTACCCCAATACTATCAGTAGATGAATTAGTAAAATTTTATAGAACTTTTAAACCAGATGAAAAAAAATTACCTGTTTATGATTTTAAAATGCCTTATTTAGATAATAATATGAAATACCATGCTGAACATGATACTTATATTTTAAAAGTAAATAACATACAGGATAAGAAAACCTCAGAACTTAAACTTAAAACTAGTTTTCATGCAAGTACTTTTTACTTACCTGATACTTTTTTTTCTATGAATAATTTTTGTAAGATATTTTTTAATAATCATTTTAACATTTATACTGATAAAAAAGAGGTTGCAAACAAATATATAGTTAATGGTGAAAGTAAAATACTTTATAAAGCATTTACAACTAATAATAGTAAAAAATTATCTAGGACTTTATTAGCAGATAACTTTTCTATACGTCCTTGTGATGGGTATAATTATACTATTGAGACAAATTATCGAATGTTTAAAGATAATTTAACTAATGATGAATTAACATACCTAAATTACTACTTAAAATTATTTACCTTATCTAAAAAACCTAATAATTCTAGTTTTAATTTTAAATTAATTGAAATAGATAATATAGAAGACTATAAAAAAATAGTAACATTAAATAATAATAAAGGTATATGTGTAGTAATGAAATCAAATTTGAGAGTTTTTGAAAGAAATATATTTGAATTATTATTTTGCATCCCAGATACATATACCTTAACTAGAAATAACGATAATAGTCTTTGTATAATTAATTGTGAACATGAATACTGGAAGACTGGTGAGAATATGAAAGAATACGTATTAACTGATAATTTTTTTAAGACATGAAAATAGCTTTTTTAACTCCATATAAACATTTAAGTAAATTTAAAAAGTATGTAGAAAAAAAATTTACCTGTATAGAAGTAAAATCAAAAGAAGAAATAACTAAAGACGTAGTTTACTTATTTGTTGCTCCTAATTACTTAAATTATAAAATTACAGAAGATTTTATAAAAGGAATAAACTTAAAAGGAATACTTTCTCCTTCCACAGGAACAAATCATATAGAAGTTAACTCTGTACCTGTAATAGATATAAAAAATGAAGATGTGCTAGATAGTATTACATCCACTGCTGAACATAATTTATTCTTAATTTTAAGTATAATGAGACAGATAGGAACTATTGAAGAATTAAGTACTAAAACTTTAGGTATAATGGGGTTTGGTAGATTAGGTAAAATGTTAAATTTAATTGGGTTGAATATTTTTAAAGATATAAAAATTTATGATGACAGTTATATAGATGAAGATTTTTTTAAGAAAACTGACTTTTTAAGTATAAACATTACACTAGAAGATAGAAATAAAGATTTAATAAACAAGGAATTTATTGGAAAATTCAAAAAAAATATCTATATTATAAATACAGCTAGAGGTGAAGTAGTAAATGAAGATGAAGTACTAGATTTAATTTACGATGGTAAAGTTTTAGGATATGCTACTGATGTAGTTAAAGAAGAACATACACCTAAGGCTACATTATTAAAATGTTTGATCGATCCTCGTATACTAATTACTTCTCATATAGGGGGGACAGCTATACAAGCACAAGAAAAAGCATATAAAGCTGTTATAAAAAAAATAATATGAAAATAATTACTGAACTTTGTCAAAATCATAACGGAGACCTGGAAATTCTTGAGTCTATGATTAAAGCATCAGCTAAAGATAGTGATATATTAAAAATACAATCTATAAAAGCAGATACACTTTCATACAGAGAAGAGTATGAAAAATTTAGAAGGTACAAAGACGAGTATGAAAGATTTAAAAACATAGAGCTTACTGAAAAAGCCGAAAAGTTTTTTATAGATAAATGTAAAGAAAATAATGTCGAATCTATGACGACAGTCTTTACTCCTAAACATAAAGATTATTTTAATAATTTAGGATATGACAATTTAAAGCTATCTGGTTATTCTATACCGTACTTTCACTATGGATTAGCATTAACAAGTTTTAAATTTAAGACTTTATTTTTTTCTACTTCTAGTTTAACGTTAGAAGAAATAGATAAAACAGTTAAAAATTTACGTAGGTTAAAGATTAATTTTTATATGATGCACTGTATTTGTGTCTACCCTACTCCTTTAGAAAAAGCTAATATACAGAATATTTCATTTTTTAAAGAACGTTTTTCTTTCAAGAATGTTGGTTACAGTGATCATTCTAATCCTTATGAAGATAATCTGTTAACTACTAAATTAGCAATATTTCAAGGGGCTGAAGTATTAGAAAGACATTTTACTATTTTAGATAAAGATAAAACTAGAGATGGTAAAGTTTCAATTACTCCTGAAATGTTAAAAGAACTTAAGAGATTTAGTACTATTAGCAAAGAAGAGCAGTATAAAGAGTTAAACAAATTTAACGACCAGCAAATTTTTAATCACGATTATTATAGAGGAAGGTTTAAATGATATTATTTTGTAATGGAGATAGCTGGACACAAGGAGATAGACCAGCACAAAAAGTAAATTGGAATGCTACTAATAATTTAAGTTGGTACGATATACCTAAATACTTTGGAGATTACCATAAGTTTACTAAAAGTACAGTATATAAATTTTATGATTCCGAGCTGTGGCCTAAAACTCTAGGAAGAAATTTAAATTTTAAGACATATAATGCTGGTAGAAACGGAGACGATAATGCAGGAATAGTAAGAAGAACCATTAATATATTAGAAAAATTTAAAAAACAAATTCCTAGTAATGATATAAGTAATTTTTTAGTTGTCATAGGATGGTCATCTTCTCTTAGAGAGGATATTTTTGAAAAAGATGAAAATGACAAAATTACCTTATCACAAGCTAGACCTGATGATTATTACCGTAAAACTTTACCCTCCCCAGTTATGTACGAAGATAAATTTGCTTTAAATATATATTTATTACAAAGTTATTTAGAGAATAATAATATAAAGTTTTTATTTTTTAATGCTTTCGATAGGTTTGAAATAGAAGAAAGTAATTTTAGGTATTTAATTAAAAAACAGTACTGGATAAACAGCGATACACACAGTGCTCATTTTAATGATTATATTTTTGAAAAATTTAATTTAAAAAATCCTGAAGATAGTGAATATATGGCAGAAGGACATCCGACTGATATATCTCATATAGCATGGGGAGAATTTTTGACAGGTTATATTAAAAGTAATTATGAGCTCAATTAAGTTAATAATATTTGATTTAGACGGAGTTTTAGTTGAAGCTAAAAATATGCATTTTGATGCTTTAAATGAAGCTTTATCTGAAATTAATCCTGGTTTTAAAATAGACTGGTCAGATCATCTTAATAAATACGATGGGTTAAAAACTTATCAAAAATTAGACTTACTTACTAAGGAAAAAGGATTACCAAAAGAAATACATAATCAAGTATGGGAAAGAAAACAACAACTTACTCTAGGTAAATTAAGTACTATAGGTATTGACGATAATTTAGTTTCTACTTTTGTAGATCTCTATAATAAAGGATTCAAATTAGCAGTTTGCTCTAACTCTATTAGAAGAACATGTTTGACTGTACTTTCTAAATTAGGGTTGATAGAGTTTTTAGATCTTATTATATCAAATGAAGATGTAAAAAACGGTAAACCACATCCAGAAATGTACTGGAAAGCTATATCTAAGATGAGCTGCTTACCAGAAGAAACTTTAATAATTGAAGATTCACCTTATGGTTTATTAGCAGCAGCTAGAAGTAAGTCCTATATTCTTAGAGTAAAAAATCCTTCTGAAGTAAGAATAAATAATATTATGAATAAAATAAACAGCATAGATTTTGGAGAAAAGCAACTTAAACCAGCATGGAGAGATGAAAAACTAAATATTCTTATTCCTATGGCTGGTGCTGGTAAGAGATTTGAACAAGCTGGTTATACTTTTCCAAAACCATTGATAGATGTTAAAGGAAGACCTATGATTCAAGTTGTAGTTGAAAATTTAAATATTAAAGCTAACTATATCTATGTGGTACAAAAAGAGCATAGAGAAAAATATAATTTAGATACCTTATTAAATTTAATAACTCCAGGTTGTAAAATAGTTGAAACAGACGGTATAACAGAAGGAGCTGCTTGTACTGCGTTACTTGCTAAAGAATATATAAATAATAATGAAGCTCTATTTTTTGCTAATTCTGATCAATTTGTAGAATGGGATTCAACAGAATTTTTATATAGAATGAATGAAACTAATTCTGACGGAGGTATAGTTACATTTAAAGCTACTCACCCAAAATGGTCTTTTGCTAAAGTTAATGAAGATGGATTAGTTACCGAAGTAGCAGAAAAAAATCCTATTTCTGATATTGCTACTGTTGGGTATTACTATTGGAAAAAAGGTTCTGATTTCGTTAAATATGCAGAAGAGATGATTAATGAAAATATTAGAGTAAATAATGAATTTTATGTATGCCCGGTTTTTAATCAAGCAATCAAAGGTAATAAAAAAATCAGAACTTATAATATTGGCAAAATGTGGGGACTAGGCACACCAGAAGACCTTAAAAATTTTTTAGAAAACTATAAATGAAAAATATCGCAGTATTAATTAATGGTAGCAGTAAGTATTTAGATCTTACTTACAACTTATTTGAACATTGGAATAAATTATATGACGATATAAATTTCGATTTTTATTTAAGCACTTGGGAAGATAGTATCGACTATTCTAATTTTAAATGGATTACTAAATACGAAAGATTAAAAGAAGATGAATGTCCATATAATCTTAAAAAACATCCACCTAGGCGTCATCAACCACATTATAGTTATACTTTATATAGAGTTAACCAATTAAAAAATAGTACAGGTAAAGACTACGATTCTATTATTCAAACAAGAAGTGATTATCTTTTTTCAAGAGAACTTTTAGACTGCTTGGTAAGTTTAACAAAAGGTAAAAAGGTAATACCGAATATTATTTTTTCAGGTCACGGCTCAGATGTACATAATGGTAATTTATGGACAGGAGACTACTTTTTTTTCGGTCACCCTAAAGCTTTTGATAAATTTAGCGAAATGTTCGTAGATATATTTACTAAAGGTATATTTACACCTGATAAAATATTAATGCATACTATGCAAGCTGAATACTTAAATTATAGAAGAATCTACAATTGTGGAGTTTTTCAAGACGGTTGTCATTTTCAAGGATTACTGATAAGAGAACCTATGAGATTTGATCCTGTTGGAGCACATACTGATTCTGGTTGGCCTACTAAACATCCTTCACCGTATCAGTTTAAAAAGATATTAAGAGATAAAGGTGTAGATTGGTTGCTGAGTTTAAACAACTATAAAAAATTTATAGATATTTTTGAAACTACTGTAAAAGAATGATTCTTATTTCACACAGAGGCAATTTAAACGGTCCAGAGCCTGATAAAGAAAATAAACCTTCTTTTATTACTAATGCTATTAGAACAGGATTTCAAGTAGAAGTAGATTTTTGGTTTGTTAATAAAAAATTTTATTTAGGTCATGACGAACCTCAATATGATGTACCTTTTGAATGGTTTCAAAATATTCATAATAAGTTATGGATACATTGTAAAAATTTAGATGCAATAAATAAATTAGTTGAAATAGATAGAGGAGGAGTATACTTAAATTATTTTTGGCATGAAAATGACAAAGTAACTTTAACATCAAAAGGGTATATTTGGGCTTACCCAGGCATAGAATGCGAAAATGCTATTACAGTAATGCCGGAATTACCTAAAGAAAAATTAACAAACTACATAGGTATTTGTAGCGATTATATAATGGATTATATATAAATAATATTATGGCAGAACAATTAACAGAATCACACAAAGAAGCATTAAAAGATTTAAATCAAAAGAAAGCACAAGTTAATGCAGAAGTACTTAGTTTAGGTTTATTAAAGCTATCTATAGAAAAGAGAGAAAAAAATCTTTCTATATTTTATGAGCATGTCTCTAAATTAGAAAAAGAGATAGGTCAAAAAATTTATAAAGATTACGGAGATGTGACTATAAATCCGGATACTTTAGAATTTATTCGTAAAAATCCTAAATAAAATATTTTTACATCTACTTTTGTATATTTATATAAGTAAATAAAGACCATTTGGTCACCATTGGTTTACATTTTACGCATATATTTATAATAGACTAAATATTAACAATAGCAAACATGGCAGAACAAATCATCTCACCAGGTGTATTTCAAAGAGAGAACGATATTTCTTTTATTAATCCAGCTCCAGTAGAAGTAGGAGCTTGTATTATTGGACCAACTGTCAAAGGGCCTGTAGAGATTCCTACTACCGTAACATCATATAATGAGTACGTAAGAGTTTTTGGAGATACTTTTGATTCTGGTTCAGTTCAACAAGAATTTTTAACTTCTATTGCAGCAAAAAATTATTTTTCTCAAGGAGGAAATACTTTATTAGTAGCTAGAGCAGTTACAGGTTCGTATACAGCAGCTACATCAACAAGAATAAACTCATTAGATAAAGAATCAGGAGTAGTTGATAGTATTACAGCTACTAGTTCATTATCACTTAATAGCTTTAATATTACATCAAGTGCTGGTAATGGACCATCAGGTACACAAACTGCTGTAGGATCAGGAGGAACAGGAGCCGGATTAGAAATAACAGCAAGTTTTTCAACTTCTGAAAGTTTAGCAACTATTACTTTAGCCGGAGGTACTGGATATGTAGCAGGAGACACAGTAACTTTCACTTCAGAATCGTTAGGTAGTGATAAACCAGATGGTACTGATTTACAAGTTACTTTAACTGTAGCTAATATTATCGATACTGAACCTTTTACTCTAGAAACAATAGGTAAAGGAGTCATATATAATAATTCAACAGGATCTGGAGACCCAGGAGGACATAACAGTGATGGCTCATTAGTAAGTGGGTCTAAAGATAACCTTAGATGGGAAATATCAAACATTAACAATGCTTTAGGTACTTTTACTTTATCAATCAGAAAAGGAGATGATAGATTAAAACAAAAAACTATCTTAGAAACATTTAACAATTTAAGTTTAGATCCAAGTAACCCTAACTATATTGCATCAGCTATTGGTGATCAAGTAAAAGCTATTTCTGCCGCTGGAGATAATATTACTACAACTGGGGATTATGTAAATAGATCAAACTACGTAAGAGTCGCATCAGTAAACTCAAAGACTTTAAATTATTTAAGTACTGATGGAATTACAGTCAATACAGACTCAGCTGAAGCAAGCTATTCAGCTTCTTTACCACTTGCACAATCAGGTTCATTCCATGGTGCAACAGGAACTAACGTAGTAGCAGCAAATTACTTTGGAGATATTAATGCTAATAACCAAGGATTAACAGAAGCATGCTTTACAGATAGATTAACTACTTTATTAACTAACACTGATGATTATAAGTTTAATGTAATTTCAGTACCAGGTGCTACACAACAGTATCAAAGTAATGTAGTAAGTGCTGTAATCGATCTTTGTGAGAGCAGAGGAGATGCAATTTATGTTGCAGACTTACGTGGATACGGAGCAACAGTATCTCAGGTAACAGGAGAAGCAGACGAATTAAATAGTTCATATGCTGCAACTTACTGGCCTTGGTTACAAATGCCTTCTGCAACTGGTCAAAATGTATGGGTACCATCATCAACAGTAATACCAGGAGTATATGCATTCACAGACGGAGCTAACGCACCATGGTTTGCACCTGCTGGTTTAATTAGAGGTGGATTAGTTGGAGTAATTCAAGCAGAAAGAAGATTATCTCGTACTCAAAGAGATGATTTATATAAATCTAAAGTTAACCCAATTGCTACATTCCCAGGAACTGGTTTAGCAGTATTTGGGCAAAAAACTTTACAAACAAAAGCTTCTGCATTAGATAGAGTTAATGTAAGAAGATTGTTAATAGCTCTTAAAGAGTTTATTGGAAATCAAGCTAACAATTTAGTATTCGAGCAAAATACTGTTGCTACAAGAAATAAATTCTTATCAGCAGTTAATCCTTACTTAGAATCAGTAATCCAAAGACAAGGTCTTTTTGCTTACAGAGTAGTAATGGACGATACTAATAATACAGCTGATGTAGTTGATAGAAATCAATTAGTTGGTCAGATATTTATTCAACCAGCTAGAACAGCAGAATTTATTGTACTTGACTTCGTAGTAGAGCCTACTGGAGCTTCATTTGGAAATTAATTTGAAAAGTAGATATTTATAATAAAATAAGAACATGGCAATACTAGACGCAAACGATATAATGTTTAAAGCTTTCGAACCTAAAGTATCAAATAGATTCGTAATGCTTATCGATAACATTCCTTCATTCATGGTAAAGAATGTAAAAGCACCTACATTTACTGATAATGTTATTAAATTAGATCATATCAATTCCTATAGAAAGATTAGAGGAAAGAGAGAATGGGAAGATATAACTATGACATTATATGATCCAATTACTCCTTCAGGTGCACAAGCAGTAATGGAATGGGCTAGAAATTCATATGAGTCTGTTACAGGTAGAGCTGGGTATTCTGATTTTTATAAGAAAGATATTACATTAAATATTTTAGGACCTGTTGGTGATATCATTGGAGAATGGGTAATCAAAGGAGCATTCTTAACTAACGGTGATTTTGGTCAATATGACTGGACTTCTGACGAAACAGTTGAAGTATCAATCACTGTAGCAATGGATTACTGTATATTAAATTACTAATAGCAGGCACACATTTAAAAAATTAAACCCGGTTCTTCCGGGTTTTTTTATATAATGAAAATAGCAGTTATAATAATAGGAAGATTAGAATACGGTACACAAAAAGAAACTAATCTTTCTCTTCTAAAAGGATGTGATGTATTTATACATTCCGATAAAAAGTATAAATTGCAAGCAGCTGAATTAAAACCTGTAAACGTAATTTTAACTGAAAATAACCAATATGATTGTTTAGTTAAAACTTATAAAAAAGTTTATAAGAGTGAAATACTAAAATTACGTCCTGAAAATAGAAAAGCTTTAAAGCATAGTGCTATAATAAAAACCGAAAACGGAGAAAAGAAAAAAGTATTTTACGATATTCATCATTTTACAGATAATTTTGAAAGAATACCTCAATGGGTAAGATTAGAAGAAAGTTTACATAATTTTGACTTAAAAGATTATGATGTTGTTTTTAAATGGCGTACAGATTATTCTAAAGTGAACGGAAAGCATAATAGGTATATAGTAAATTTTATAAAAAATTATAAAAATTTAAAATACTTTTTAGAAAGTAATTTTGATAGTGATTACATTTATATGTATAAAGACTTATTTTTTGGTGGTTCTTATAAAAAAATGTTAAAATCTAGTTTTTACCATAGAATAAAAGATTTTATATGTACCTCTAATGAAGATCATGAATTCAGTCAAAA